GTTTTTGCCGTCAGCCTCTTCAAATTTTGTGAATTTTTAAAATTCTGACTGGTTAACAATCTAAAAGCTGCAAAATTGCAACGATGACAGATAAAAAGCTCGAGCACGTTAACCTTGACGCGTTAATTCCGTACGCACGCAACGCAAAATTGCACAGCGATGCGCAAGTGGCTCAGATTGCGGCGTCAATTCGAGAATTTGGCTTTAACGCTCCGGTTTTGATTGATGGCGAAAATGGAATTATTGCCGGGCATGGCAGAGTTTTAGCGGCGCGGAAATTAGGGATTCAAAACGTTCCGTGCATCCGGTTAACGCACCTAACTGATATTCAGCGGCGCGTTGGCAAGATTTTACAGGAAAAAATGCAATCAATACAAAAACGGGAAAAACATTTAATGAAATGAATGTTAAAATATGAGCCTCACCGAACAAGTCTCAAAAGCTCAGGTTAAAAACATCCTTGCTAAACTTAAGGCCGGCAAAACAATTAGCCGCGCAGAGCAAGCCATGGTTGCCGCGTTTGAAGCTGGCACTTTGCCAGAGTTAACGCTTGAGCATGTTGCTGCGCATTTTGAAATTTCACGACCTGGCGCCCTTAAATGGAAGCGCGCAATGGCAAAAGCTGGGTTGCCTTGGACCACAATTGAGGGAATTCAAAAATGGCGTGACACTAAAACAAAAGAGGCCACGCCGTCAGACATCAATGCCGCACGCAAGCAAAAATTGGAACGTGAGGTTGAGCGTCTTGAACTGATTATTAAACGGGAAAAAGGCGAAGTGATTTGCGTGGAAACCGTCCGCGAGCAAGGCATTCGCATTGCGAGCATTTGGTGTTCCGAGCTGGATGCCATGGTGTCTGACCTTCCGGGACAGGTTGCCGGACTGAGTGAAGCCGAACTGCAGCCGCGGTTGAAAACACGGATCGAAACGCTGAAAACAAAGATCCGGCATCAGATGGAGGCGCTGTGAACCCGTTCACCGAAGGGATGATCCAAGGGACGCGCCTGTCATTCCAGGGCGACCCGCTGGATTGGTTGGAGGCGCACGTAAAAATCCCGCACTCTGCGCGCTCGACGGCGTGGGACCGGACGACGGCGCCTTGGTGGAACGACGTGATCCGCGACTTTACCGATCCCGCCTGTAGGCAGACGTTTGTTCAGGCGTGCACCGGTGCAGGCAAAAGCACGGCGCTTGAAGCGCTCGTTTGTTGGGCCGTGGCGCAGCAGCCGGGACCGATGTTGAGCATCACGCAGACGGATGAGACAAGCGCCGAGTGGATGAACACCAGACTCATGCCTGTACTCGATGCGTGCGAGCCGGTGCGGCCGCTGATGCCGGCAAACCGGCACCACACCAAAAAATCGGGCATTTATTTTGCGCACATGCCGCTGATTTTGGGCGGCGCAAACGTTTCTAACGCGCAGGAAAAATCCGTGCAGTATTTGTTTTTGGATGAATGCTGGACGTACTCGGACTTGATTTCTCAGTTTAAAAAACGCCTTCACGACCGCTGGAACGGGTTTGCGTTGCTGGTGACGCAAAGCTTTGAAGAGCCGCACGCGTTGACTGAAGAATGGCGCTCTGGCGAACAATTTTCATGGTGTCATAGTTGCCCAGGTTGTGAGGAGTGGGTGCGGCCGAACTGGGTGGACATCAAGTACGATGAGGCGAAAACGCAGAACGGTGAATGGAACTGGGGCGCGTTGGTGGCCAGCGTTCGGCATGAATGCCCGCACTGTGGACACGTGACGCCGGACACAACCGCAGCACGCCGCGCGCTCACCAGCCGGAGCGAGTGGCGCAGCGAAGGAAACGATCACGTTGCCGGGTTTCGTTGCCGGCGGATATCCGCGCAGAGTGTATTTTGGATCCGGTGGAGTGACCTTGTGATCCAGTGGGTGCAGGCGATGGACGCAAAGCACTTGGGCGTGCTGCAGCCAACCAAAGATTTCCGAATGCAGCGACTGGCCGAGCCTTGGAAAATTGAGGAAGACTTGCCTGTGCTTGAACTGGAGGCGGCTGAATATTGGGTTAACGAGTACAACGACGGGGCGCGGTTGCCAGACGAAGTGGCGCGGATTATGACGGTGGACGTGCAGCAGGATCACTTTTGGGCGGTCGTCCGCGTGTGGTTGCGCAATGGGTACTCGCGCTTGATTTGGTGTGGCAAGGTTCTGACCGTCGACCAGCTGCGGGAAATGCAAACGCGGCTGAAGGTGCCGGAGAAGCGCTGTTTGTTGGACGCTGGAAACTCATTTCATGGCAAGGTTTATGACGTTTGTGCTCGCTACGGATGGACGGCGCTTGTGGGACGTCCTGAGGATTGGTTTACCGTCCGCGGTCCGGATGGCAAAGCGGTGCGTCGGTATTACTCCGCGCCGGACAAGGTAGTGGCGCCGACAACTCGCGATGCGGCTGGTAAGCGCGTGTTTGTGCTGTTTTTTTACTGGGCGTCGGATCCGATTAAGGATATCCTGGGGCACTTGCGAAATACGGGTTCGCCGGTGTGGGAGTTTCCAAAGGATGCGCCGCCAGAGTACATTCGGCACATGAATTCCGAACGGAAGCGCCAGACTGTGGATAAGCGGACCAAAAAAACGCGGCTCCGATGGGTGGCAACTGGCCGGGACAATCATCTTTGGGACGCGGAGGCAATGAATGTGGTGGCTGCGCAAATGCTTGGGCTGTTGCCGTCGATCCAGGTTGACCAGCCGGAGCCAGTAGAGACAGAGTGAGGACGGCTTTGCTTGTCAACTGGGCTTAGGTTAGGATGGCACCCGATCAAAAATTGCTATTGCAGGTATTTCTTTCGCGCGACATTGCCGAGTTGCGGGCCATTGTTGCCTCTAAGTTTGACCTGGTGCAGTCCGGAAAATCGTCCGTGATTTCCTCGAGCATTGACGGCGCAAGCTTTACTTTTAACGCGGCCGGAACGTTGTCGCCGCTGGATGTGTGCATGCTGGCGCAACAGGCGATCAACTACAAACTGGCCGGCATCACGGCGCCGGTGAGGCGCACGCAGGCGTTTTTTATATGAGTTTCCTGGGACGTCTCAAAACGCTTTTTCGCGGCGCGCCAAAAGTGCAAGGCGCGTATGATTCTTACCGGCGTCAGCGACTGATTGAGGGCGGGGTGTGGTCGGATCCGTACTGGCGCCAGCACACGCAGAGCATTTCCAAAGAACTTAACGTCAGCGAGTGGCGCACGCTTAACTCTGCGGCGCGGAAGCTGTATTGGAATACCGGCGTAGTAAACGCCGCGATTGACCAGAAAAGCATGCTGTCTGTGGGCATGGCGATGCGGCCGCTGTTTGTGGGAGGCCAGGGCGACGCTCGAGCGCAGGCGTGGGGCAAGCAGGCTGAGGCGCAGTTACTGGATTGGTTTCAGATTTGCTACAGCGATGGCAAGACGTGGTGGGAGGGTTTGCGGTTAGAGTCCGTTGCCATTGACCGCGAGGGGGACATTCTCACAATCCTCACGCAGGCCCCAAGTGGGTTTCCGCAACTGCAGCAAGTGCCCTGGCATCAGATCGGAAGCCGCGCGGCTGAGGGTGTGTTGGATGTTGGTCGCTACCGTGGAAACCGAATTTACAACGGCGTGATTCTGAATCGTGCCAACCGGGCGATTGCGTATCGCGTGCTTGGTGAAGCGCTGGACGGTTCGGAGGACCGCGACATCTCGGCAGCGTCCGCAATGTTGACGATGGATCCGCGGGAAGTGGATCAGGTGCGCGGAATTTCGGCGTTTGCGCCGGCAATTCGCGATTTATTGAGCCTCAAGGACCTTGGGGACGACATCCAAGCCGCGTCCCGGATGGCGGCAAAAATTGGTTTGCTTGTCACAAATCAAACCGGCATGGCCGACGCGTCAGACGCATTTCAGGCGCTGACCGAAAACACGTTGCCGACGTGTGCGCCGCAGTTGCGACTTACGCCGATGGCCGGCGGCCGGATTGAGTATCTGACGGCGAACGCCGGCGAAGCCATCCAGCAGATTGACGCGAAAATTCCCACAGAAGCGCAGGATCGACTTCAGGAGCGGCTGATTCGGAATGCGTTGCTTGCTGCGCAGTGGCCGCCTGAGTTTGGCTGGGACATGAGCAAACTGGGAGGTGCGTCCGCACGGATTATCCTAGAGCAGGTCAACAGGGTGACGTCTGAGCGGCACGCCTATTTGTCCGCGTACGCAAAACGCCGATGCGCATACGCTGTGGCGCGGTTTGTTGAACTGGGCGTGTTGCCGCCTTACCCTGGGCCTGATGCGGATCGCGGCGGCGCGTATCAATTTCGGTTCACGGAGCCGCCGCGTCTGACGGCGGACGCCGGATACGCCAACCGAGATGCCATCGAAGCTTACCGCGCCGGGATGCGCAGCATGACGGACATCTTGGCGTCGGGATCCAAAACGCTTGAAGAACACCTGGACGAAGTTGAGCGTGAAGAAATTGAAATCCAGCGGCGCATGCAGCGTTCGGGGTTGTCTCGTGACGTGTTTGGATTGCTCACGCCCAACGGATCTCCGCAACAAATTCCCGCCGAATGAAATTTCAACGCGTCATTGAACAAGTTTTTTTTCGTCCTTGGCTGATCACTCCTGGCGGATATCACGCCGTCCGGAAATTGGTGGAGGCGCGCCTGCTGCGTGCCAACGGGGACGAATGGGAAATGTCGGAGGGCATGATGTCCAAGCGCGAACCGATGGAAATCGACGGCAACGGCGTCGCACATATTTGCATTGAAGGGACGCTTGCAAAGGGCATTTCGCCGATTGAGGCGTGCTGCGGTGCGTGGGATTACGAGTGGGTTGCCGAGGATTTGGAGGACGCAATTGAGGCCAACGTCCGCGGGATTTTTTTAGAAATCAATTCCCCCGGGGGCGGGTGCACAGGGTGTCCTGAAGTGTGCGATCTGATCCAGTCGCTGCAGATCCCGATTGTTGCTTACTCGGACGACACCTGCGCATCGGCGGCGTATAACATCGCGGCGAGCTGCGATAAAATTTACGGTTCGAGCGGGTCAACTTGGGGGTCCATTGGGACAATCATTCCGTGGGTGGATCAATCCGCCGCGTACGCCGCGGAAGGAATGTCTTGGGAGCCGATCACATCCGGACCGCTGAAGGGCGCAGGCATGGGACCGTCGCTGACCGCGGCGCAGCGCGCGAGTTTGCAGCAGCTGGTGGACGATTCGTTTGCGCAGTTTCGTGGGAACGTGCTGCGTAATCGGCGTGTCGCTGATGAGCTGATGCAGGGCGCTGCGTATTTGGCGCCGCGGGCGTTTGAGGGAAATTTGATTGATGGAATCGGCACGGAAACACTTGCGTATGACGCTTTGTTCCGTATGTTGTAAATCGTTGTTGTTGTCATAAAGTGCCCGTCCTGGATTCGTCTGGGGCGGGCTTTTACTTGTCGAAACGCGGTTAAGTGAATGGACACTCCACTCACTCTCAATGATGCGCTCGACGCTCTGACCGCCGCGCGGGCAGATCTTGGGGCGCTTAACGCACTCAGCGCAGAGCATGCCGCGTTGGTGGCTTCTTACGAAACTTTAGTTGCCAATTACGCCGCGCTGGAAAAAACGCTGGCTTTGACTGTGCAGCAAACCGCGGCGCTTCAAGCCGCGCTTGCCGGCAAAGAACAGGAAGCCGCAGCCAAGGCAAACGCCATTGTGGCAAACCTTGGCGTGGAGCCGGTTGCGATCCAATCGGAACAAGCAACCGTTGTGAAGTCGGCAAAAGAGCTGTGGGCCGAATACCACAGTTTGCCGATCGAAGCGCGCAATGATTTTTTTGCACAGCACAAAGCTGTGCTGGGACTTCGCTAGTTAACTCCTACAGACCAAACATATGAGCAATACCATTGCGGGGGTTAACCTCGCTGCCATCGCGCAAGAAAGTCTCCCAGCGTTGCAAAACATTTTTGCGCCGCTCAACGCCATCACCGCTGATTTTTCCACCGATATTTCTGCGGCCGGCGCGTCCGTGACGACTCGTTACCCCGTCAAGCCGACTGCCGTGGATCTGTCCAACGGTTACTCGCCGCAGGGCGTGGAAACGGTTGCAAAAACCATCACGCTTTCCAATTTTTACGGGTTCCCTTATGGGTTCACCGACCTAGAGCGTTCCAAAAGCGCGATTGACCTGAATCAGTTGTTTGTTGAGCCCGCTTTGCAAGCGACCGGTGCAAAGGTTTTTGGTGATTTGTGGAACCTAGTGACGTCCAGCAATTTCAATTCCGTCGGCATCAACGCCGGAAATTTTGATCGCGACGACCTTGCCGACCTTCGCGCTCAATTGAACGCGTTGGGTGCTCCTCAAATGGGCCGCGCTGTGGTGCTGAACCCGACTTATTTTGCGTCGCTGGTTAAGAGTCTTAATACCGCTGAGTTTCCCGGATTCATCCGCGAAAAAACCGAAGGTTACATCCCGCGCGTCGCTGGGTTTGACGTGTACGAATCCGACCTTGCCGACGCCAACGGACAGGGGCTGGGTGGGTTTGCGTTCCACAAATCTGCACTGCTGATGGCCGCTCGTCGCGTTGACGCGTCCGGCGCGCAGCAAATGGGCACCGAAGTTGCCGATGTGGTTGTGCCAGGGCTCAACCTTCCGGTGCAGTTCCGTCGTTTTTACGACAACCTCGGCGGGTCGCTGAACTACACGTTTGGTGTGCTTTACGGCGTCCAGGCGGGCCGCGTGGAAATGGGCATCCGCATCGTTGCCGAGTAACTTCCGGAGTGACGACTCCGAGGGGTGGGGAGCGCGCGCGCTCCCTGCCCCGTTTCACATCCAATTATGCCAAAACCGATTTCTGTAATTTTGCAAGGGCAAGAAATTCTGTCCACGTTCACGGATTATGACACCGCGGTGCGCGAGTTTAAAAGCCTAACGCCCAACGGCGCCGAGCTTTCGCTGCACGTTCTCAACCGTCCGGACCGTCGCAAAGGCAAAGCGCTGGTGCTTAAAATGGCGCCGCAAGTGCCGCGTGTGCAGTCCAAACGCAACAAAGAAAGCTTAATTTGATGAGCGACTTTTTGGACATCACCCAAAGTGCAATGTCGTTTGCGCTCGGGTACATGCAAGCCGATTCCGTTACGTACCAGGGTGTAACGGTGGATTGCGTGGCTTCTGAAAAAATGTCCGAAGTGTTGGCCGCTGGAGGATTTGAAACGCATTTTACTGGCTCGTGCCGGGTGCTTAAAAACGGGTTTCCGGTGCCAGTGAAAGGGCAAAAATTAACGTTAAACGGCACCGAGCGCAGGATTCACAGCATCGATGAGGATCCAATTTCCTATCGTCTCAATTTGGAGGATCCGACGCGATGAAAGATGGTGTTTTGGCGCTTGCAATTCAAACCGCGCTTAGTGCGGCGCTGTCTGGTGTTTACGTTGGCGTTGCTCAAGACGATCAGCCGATCCCGGAACAGGCCGTGCTAATGGATCTCACGTCTGACGTGGTGGTTGGATCTCCTTTGCAACGCGGGACGCTCACGCTGGCGGCTTGCTCGCAGGCAGATGATTTTACAGTGCAGGAAAATATTGATTTTGCGGGCGCTGTAGATGCCGCAATGCGCACTTTGACAATCTCGAGCGCAAGCGTGCAGCTTTATGGCGTGGTGCCGCAAAGCACTGACAACACGCGTGAGGAACGGCACTGGCGCACAAATCTCGTTTACACAATCGGCTTTGGCCCAACTTAATTTAAATCCATGGCAATTTCATTCGGAGCTGACGTTTTTGGAGTCACAGCACCAAGCGGCTATTTGCAAGAGTCTTCTGCTGAGCAAACTGTGGAAGTTGCAACCATTCGGGATTCAACCGGCAAAACGGTTGTAGCTCAGGCAAAACCGCGTTCAACAACCACCACAACTTGCACTTGTAAGGGCGAAAAAGATTTAGATGCTGTGCCCGAAGGCGCGTTTAGTGGCGCGACCGTTACCTCGGCAAAAATCACAGAATCCAACGATGATTTTGTTTTAAGCAGTACAACCTATACGCTTTTTGCTTAATATGGCTTCCTTTGGAATTACAATTTTTGCGCCTTCTGGCGTTGTGGTTGAGTCCGCCGACCTTGAGCTTAAAGCTGAGTTCAGGCAGCTTATTGACTCGGATGGCGGGCATTACGCTGCGCAAACGTATGACAAATCGTACTCGTTTTCCGCATCCGGAAAGGGCGATGAATGCCCAATTGCTGCAGGCGATGCCATTTCTGTGACTGGTGCTAGCGGCAAGGGCATTGTGACAACGGCGACCAAAAATTCTAAAAACGACGATTTCCGCGGATGGAGTTTGCAGGCCACAATTTATCCGCACGCAGGCAGTTAAAAAATGAAAACGACCACAAATATTGGGATCCTGCGAGACGAGCAGGACCCGGCAAAATCGGAAAACACAGATCTCGTCGCCGCCTGGCTGACTTTTGGCGGCAGCCTGATGCAAAGCGGTGGCTTTCAACACGCGATGGATGGTGACCGGCGCTGGGTGCAATGGTTAATTAACGACGACATCAAAGCGGACGTTGACGGCGTTAAAATGGATTGGGACACGTTTCGCAAACGTTTTGCGGATCAAGCCTGGTGCGAAGACAATCCGGACTCGCAAATCTCCATTGCGAGAGCATTCCGCGACAACGCGCGCGACCTAAAGCGGTTTGCCAAAAACGCGGGCGTTGGCGTGCTTAAGCGCGACGCGCGCGGGCATGGGATTATTTATCCAAACTCGCCCGAGTGGCTTAAACTTGAATTTGCCGCCCGCTTTTTATGATCGCGCGAACAAACATTGGGCCTTTTTCGCTGCGGGCCTGGAGCATGACGACGCAGGAAGCAATTGAGGCGCTTGCGTTAGAAAAACTAAGCGTGCCGCGGCAGGCGCTGGCAGTGGCTTGCATCCAAAACATGGAGCCGCGCGAGGTCCGAGAGAGCATCGAACGTGGAACACTGTTGGCTGAAATTGAAACGTTTTCGGACTCGTTTCCGCTGGCGTTGGTGCGGCCGGTGGTTGAATGGTGTGGCGCTCAGACAAAAGCAATTGATGAGGCCCGCGTTGACGTTGTCCCGCAGCATCCGCCAGATTCGCGAGCGCCGGGAAACTAATTGGGCCGGGCTGGCGCGCAAGCGTCGTCCTGGCCGTTGCGCGCGAAACTGGCTGGCCTGAAAACATGATTACAGACATGCCGTTGACACGACTCCTAAGTTACTATCACGCCGCGCTTTGGGTGAACGGCGCCTGGACCGTAAAACAAAAGGCGCAGGACATGGGAAGGCTGGAAGAACTTTTTGCAGCGCGTCCGAATGAAAGCGAAGATTGATTGGGACAACGCAAACAACGCATTTCGGCAAGCGTTTGAAATTTACTCGCGCGGATCGCGAAAAACATTTCAAAAACTTGCCACAGAACAATTTGCGCTTGTGGTGCGAAATATAATTCAACTTACGCCTCCAATGGGTGGGAGAGAGCCAACTTCTTACGCTGTTGGCAAAAAACGCGGCGAAATTAGAATTATCCGAGATATTCGCCGCGTTTTCAAATCAGTGGATCCGCAATTTATAAAAGGTTTGCGAAGAGGTTCTCCAGCATGGCAAAAATACAACGCCACTTTTGGTTTTGGCGGAATGTCTGCTGAGGACAATTTGCGGGCGTCAGAATCAAGTTTGCTTGAATTTCATTTGTCGCAACGTGGAAAAAACAAACGCGTGCGTGCTTCTGTAAAACGTCCAATTCTTTGGACGAAATTGGAACGATTGCAACGCGCGCTTTTAAAACGCCAAGGATTTGGGCCGGCAGGCTGGATAAATTTGGCTCAAAAACTGAACGTGCGCGGAGTTCCTGCATGGATAAAACGCTGGAGTTCAGGAAACAAAGGGACCGCAATGGTTAGCAATTTGGAAACCGGTTTCAGTTTTGTTGGAATTAATCCAACGGATTACGACTTTTCAGTGCAACTGCGCGTAAATTCAGCGTTGCGCAAGCAGGCCAACAACATGCTCAAGCAAGCAAACGACGCGGCAACCAAACAAAAAAAGTTATGATCAAAGCCGAGCTTGGTCTGGACATTAGCGATTTTCAAGGCGGCATCAAAAAGGCGTCGCAAGGTTTTCGCGATTTGGAGAAATCCTCTTCGGGCGGGTTTTTGTCAAAAATCACGACAACCTGGACAGACCTCGGCAACATAGCGCAGACTATTGCCAGCGGTGTCACAAGCGCCTTCCGCGGCATGTATTCCGCGATGGAAGAGGGCGGCGCTTTGCTTGATTTGGCTGAGCAAACCGGGGTTGGAATTGAGCGACTGAGCGTGCTGAAGGTTGCGTTTGAGCAAGCCGGGCTTGCAGCTGGAGATGTGCAGGTCGTCGTTAACAAAATGCAGAAAGCCATTGCAGACGCTGGCTCTGGCGTTGGCGGTGCGGTTGCGGCGTTTGACGCATTGGAAATCCCGCTTGCAAATCTTGGCGCAATGGATGCCGAAAAGCAGTTGGCCGCAATTGGCGACGCGATCAACAAAATTGAAAACCCGACGCAAAAAGCCGCGGTTGCCATGGAAATATTTGGCAAATCAGGCGGAAAAATGCTGGCGCTTTTTGGCTCTGGCGGGTTGGCCGGCGCTGAAAAAATTGTTGGCGCTCAGGCTAAAATGCTGGCGGACAATGCGGAATTGTTTGATAGGACCACGGATGTGCTTGGCCAGGCTGGCATGAAATTGCGCGGTTTTTTTGTAGGCATCGCAAGCGAGCTCGGGCCGTCAATGCAGGGCTTTGTGGATGCGTTTGAGGAAATAAATTTGGCCGGCGTTGGGCGTGAATTTGCGGCGTCGATTTTCAGCGCCATGAATGCAATTAAAGTTGGATTTGCGGCACTTGAATCTATCGTCGCGCCAATTGGAACGCTGATTGAAGGCATCATCATGCCGTTCAAATGGATTATTGAGAGCGCTGGAAAACTAATTGACAAATCCGCGGCCGCCAGCAAAGGCACCGAGTCGGCTTTTACGGGCGGCGCTTACATGGGCATGGGCATGGGCGGGTTTGGTGGCGGTGGAGTTTCGCAATCTGAAGCGCGGGCGCGCGCTGATGAGGGAAATAAAATTCTTGAAGCTGCTGCGCCTAGGGTGTTTGAGGAAGCAAAAGCCGGCGAAAGTTGGGGGAAAAAATTCACACGCCAATTGGACGAACTTGTGGGACTTAAGTTTGTGCAGGACGCCAAGCAAGGTCGCTTAAAACGCGCGCCGCTTCCTGGTGAGTCTGCTTTTATTGGGCCGCTTCCCGAAAGTTTGGCCGATAAAATGAAACGCGATTTTGCAGCGCCGTTTCAGACTCCGGTGGTGGCAAAAATTGAAAAGCCAATTGAGGGACCAAAAGCGGGATTTGAGTTTGCAAGCTCGTTGGCAAAAATTGGCGGAAGCATATTTGGGCCGAGCACTTTTCGAGGTGAGGACCAAGCCGCGACGTATGCGCGTCAACAATTAGAGCAGCAGCGGGAAGCGGTTCGAAAAGCCGAGCAAACCAACATTTTGCTCAAAATCATTGCAGAAAAAAACGCCGGCGGATCGCCTGTTTACGCGTAAAAGTTTATGGCTGTTCTTGTTTCATCGACCGTCTCAAAAGACAACCGTGGTTTTATGACCACGGAGCTTGTCTACGAAGATTTTGCGCAGATGACCCCATCCACGGACGCGCGATCATACTCGCAGCGCGTTGTGGACGGAAAATGGACGCTCACCGAAACTTACACAGATGAATTGACGCCTGGAGGCGGAGGAGAACCGCCGACGTATCCGGACACATGGAGCATTGAAATCTCGACAGGATCCGAGCCGATTGAATCGCATCCGCAGTTTTCCGGGTACTTTACGGATGGTCAGTGGGAAAAGTATCGGCTTTGGAAAAACGGGCAACCGGATCCGGCAGATTGGACGCCGTCAACGCAGATGGGCGACCGCGGGCAAATATTGCAAAACCGCATTGACAAAGGCATTGCGACATTTTTGGCGCCTAAGATTGTGGTGCGACACACGTATACAAGTACCGCAAAAGCCGACCTTTCCGGTGTGGGAAAACTTAATTTTCCGTCGTTTGCCTCGGGCATTACTCCGGCGGGCGTGAATTTTATTATCACAGGGGCTAGCCTTACGCAGGACGGCGCGCTGTACCGCATTTCGTATGAGTGGCTTGGAAGCGCGCCTGGCGGTTGGGATTCCTACCTTTACTCCTAATGAATCTTCCAACAATTGAGTCAGGGATGCGGATCCTGGCGGAGCACATTAATCGCATCATGTCCGAGGTGCGCTCGAACGCCATCACTTCCGTGACAGGCGGCACGTTCCAGAGAACGACCAGTGGGACATCGATTCAGATTCCGCAGCAGTTTGGTGGCGGCGGCGGAGGTGCCGCGCCGGTGGCTGATTGCGTTTTTAAAATTACGGACGCGACGGAAGGCGAAACGGTGCAAATTGAAATTGGGTTTGGCACGGTCAACTACCGCATCCCCGATGGGATGATTTTGGGCACACCGTACTTGTTGCCGGTGAGTGGATCGGGCTTTGTTTACGCGGTTGCCGTGTTTGATACGGTGACACTTACAATTCCCGCGGATCCCGGATACCTTACGCTTAGTTTTGAGACAGAGCAGCAGCAACACACAGCCAACACACTGTACATTTTGTTGGGCACCGTAGTTTCAGATGGCACGTCAATTTCGCAGGTTTATTCCGTGTGCAACCAGCCGACCGCGGATCCTTGTTTGCTGGCCTGGGAGACGCCACAATGAATTGCGCTGAGTCTCAACTCGTGAGTTTTTCGCCGGAGGTTTCCATCTCCGTTTTGGCGCAAACGCAGATGTTTGTTTACAACCCGTTCGGGCCGCCTGACTACTGGACATACAACGTGACGCTTGGCGGCAATGAAACCAAGCAGATTAAGAACCGCTGGAGCGACTGGAGCCGCGGCGAATTGTTGTGTGACAGCATTTTTTACCAGCGAGTGGACGTTCTTACGGCACAGAATTTGAGCTGGTTTTTGCGCGGGAATTTGCCTGGCACGCTCTGGAATTGTGCAGGCCGTGCTGGCATGAAGGGCGTGATAGAACAAACGGTGCAGGAAGATGCGTTTGCTGCGTCGTACGAAGCAACAAACGGAGGACCGGAACTCCCAGACACGTTGCACTCATGCACGGTGCTATGGGACACGTTTTTGACCAACGAGCAGAAAGTGGCCGGCGTGTCCTGGTGCCCGTTGGATCCTGACGAGCCGGGCTATCCTGGCGAGCGGCCGTGTCCGCAAGGGTTGTTGCCAATTGGCGGATTTTATTCGGCGCCGTTCATTTTTAATGGGGAGATTTTGTACTGGTACAACAAATGGACGCCGGCGCCGTCCGCGCAGTTTGGTTTCCGGTGCATGCGCGGCGACACGGGGCAGCAAAACATTTACGAGCGCGGCAACCGGGAGAGCGCGCTTGGGTACAACGGCACGCTTTCAATTATGGGTCTGTTTGAGGGCGGTTTTCCATTTACTGCGAAACTTTACGATGGGGAGGTGGTGACAACCGACTGGGGCAGCATCACGTTTAACGGGCTTCAGCCGCAATGAAATCTCCCCCGAACTGGCTAGCACAGCAGCGGGCGCAAACTTGTGCGCGCTGTGAGGATAAGCGCACTTGCCCGCGGGCGCTGTACATTTTAGAATCGGACCCGCAATGCCCGCGCGGGCTGTTGCCTAACGTGCTGGACGCCATTGCCGCGCGCGCGTGGCCTGAAGGCGTTGATGCCGTGTCTGGGTGTTGCGACCCGATACTTGTCGGCGCGCCTTAGGTTAGACATGAGCGCTGTCCAGACATCCACCAACATTGAACGCGGCGCCGACTGGGATTTTTCGTTTCAGATTCAAGAGCACGGTGCATGCACCGCGGCGAGTGATTTGACCGATTGGACGGTGACGCCGACGCTTAAAACGTCCGCAGGCGCGTCGCTCACGACGCCGAGTGTGGAGCGTCCGGACGCAACTACCGTTTCGCTCAGGCTAACGCAGACGCAGACGGCTGCATTTTCTGTTCAGTTTGGGGCGGCGCTGACCATTAACGTTCAACGCCCGGATGGATTCGACTTCCGCTTGATTGAGGCTCGGGTGACAATTTCTTAATTTTATGAGTTGCGAAAACAATTGTGGGCCGCTGGTGGTTACTCTTCTGACTGGAGCGCCTGGGATCCAGGGTGAGCAGGGCGTACAAGGTCCGGAGGGTCCGGTTGGGCCGCAGGGCCCGCAAGGGCCAGCTGGTGGCGTTGGAAGCATTACGGGTGACATCTCAATCTCAACGGACAGCGTGGCGTCCCTTGTCACTGTTGGCGTTGCTGCAATTACCGGCAGCGCTGCGCAAGCATTGACGCTGCAGACTGACGCCAAGGGCCGCGTGCTGGCTGTGACGGCGCAGGCGATTAGCGTGACGACCAGCCAGGTGCAAAATTTGTCGCTCGCCACATTGGGCGGCGTAGCAACCACCGATGCGCGCTTGTCCGACTCGCGGACGCCAAGCGGCGCGGCTGGTGGAGATCTGGCCGGCACGTATCCAAATCCGACGTTGGGCGCAGTTGGAACCGCGGGCGTCACAGGTGCGGCTGACAAAACGTTGATCCTGCAGATGGACACAAAAGGGCGTGCGGTTGCGGTGACTGCGCAGGCCATTAGTGTTACAACGTCGCAGGTGCAGAATCTTTCCCTCTCGACGCTTGGTGGTGTTGCGACAACTGACCCGCGGCTGTCTGACTCGCGTGTTCCTACGGGATCCGCCGGTGGCGACCTTACTGGCACCTATCCAAATCCGACGTTGGGCAATGTAACGACAGCCAAATCCGACGTTGGCAGCGCTACGCATGTGCCGCTTGTGAGCGTCGACGCCAAGGGTCGTGTGACGTCTCTCACGTCCGTGCAAATTTCCGCGCTGACCACGGCGCAACTTTCCGGGCTGTCGACGAGCACGCCGGCGGCGCTGGCAACATCTGGCGCTGTGGGCACGTCACTGTTTGCCGCGCGCGCGGATCACGTGCACGCGCTGCAGACGTTGGGCGAGCCTGGCACTTGGGGCAGCGGCACAATTGTGCCCGTTTTGACGGTGGACGCGTTTGGGCGGGTGGCGTCTGTGACGACGGCGGAAATCACTGGCACGGGTGGTGCGGCGTTGAGCACACAAGCGCCATTGGGCCTGGCAACCGCTGGTGTCGCGGGCACGGGCACCGAGGCGGCTGCGTGGGATCACCGGCATCCGGTTTCCGGTGATGTCGGAATTGGCGAAAGCGAGACGCTGAAAGTGCAGGGCGCTCTTGGCTATCCGTTTGCGCCCACACATGAATCTATTCTTACGGATTACGCTCTTGTTTTTCAGGGTACGGAATGGATTCAGCGAGTATTGAAACCGTCGGATGAGATGCCGCAAGCGTTGGGCGTTGCGGCGCCTGGCAATGCCGCAGAGTTTGCGCGCGCCGACCACGTCCATGAAAATCCATGTCCGGACGCATCTAATGCGCAACCGGAAAACATCGGCACGGCGTCTCCAGGAACGTCCGCGGATTATTCGCGCGCCGATCACGTACACGCGCTTACAACCACAATTGAGGCGGGTACGTTTGGTGGCAGCAACGGCATCCCGGTTTTGACTGTGGATGAGTTTGGGCGGCTTACCAGCATCACCACGGAAGCGGTGGCGAATTTTTCCACGTTGCCGGCGCTTGGATTGACGACTGCCGGAGTGGTTGGGATGAGTGGGTTTGCTGCGCAGGCGGATCATCAACATCCGATTACAGGGGACGTCACTTTATTTGATCCGTTTAACGGGACCGACGTGCAGGTGGTGGGCTTGCGCGCAAATCCGCTGGCCATGATGGCGCCGCAGCAGGATCAGGTGTTGACGTTTGACGCTGGCGAGTGGTGCCCTAAAGACCCGCAGGCCGGTGTGACGCTGTCCGATGCAAACCCCGCGGCGCTTGGCGCAACCGCAGCGCCAGGTACGTCCGCCGACGCATCGCGTGCGGATCACGTCCACGCAGTTTCCGGCGATGTTGCCGCGCAAAACGATGGGACGTTAAAGGTCACGGCGCTGCAGACGCACGGCGTTGCTGACGTTGCTCCCAGCACTGGGCAGGTGCTGACGTGGACGGGTTCCGCGTGGGTTCCCGGCGCACCGGCGCAGGGCGGATCGGGCGGCGGTGGAATTGCCTATTTTTTAAACGCCGCGCAGGCTGGTGCGAGTCCGGTGACAAATTTACCTGGTGAACCAAAGGCGCTCGGGCGTGCGTCGGAATCGCTGCAGTCCGTGGTGACGTCTGGGACGTTGTCGCAAGTGGATTACACGCTGGTACGTGGATTTGTAACTGCTGTGGGGGATCCCGGCGTTACAACTATTCCGGCGGGCATTTGGGATTTTAATTTGTGGGCGTCGTCTAACGCAAACTCAGCAAATCAGACGATTTTGCAGGCGCGCTTGTACAAATACGACGCGTCCAACGCATTAACGTTACTTGCAACGTCCGACGACGTGAGCGTGTACGACCCGTCAGTGACAGCGCAATACATCTTGGCATTGACGGTGCCGCAAACAACGGTGCTCGCGACAGATCGGCTTTACATTGAGTTGCTTGGCAAAGCCACGGCCAACAACCGCACGGTGACGCTGAGCTTTGGGGCCTCAACGCCGACACACGTGCACACCACGTTGCCGTCCGTGTCTGGGACGGGACTTGCTAAAGTCATAAATTCCATTTTCCAGACGCCGGCGAGTTTGCTAATAAATGCGGATGTCGATGCGGCTGCAGGCATTGCGCAGAGTAAAATTGCCAATCTGACAACAGACCTCGGCAACAAACTTAACAAATTTACACGCACGGCAGTTGTTGGGCAGGATGCGGCGACGGTGCAGGGTTGTATTGATTTGTTTTCGGACGCGACGTATACCAATCCGGCGCAGGTTTTGGTGCCGCCTGGACTGTACACCGAAAATATCACGTTCCGCGGATGCGTGCTGGTGTCCGCTATTGGACACAACAACGGGCAGACGAGCACGGTGCGCATTACTGGCACGCACGCGTTTACCGGCGGTGCGACGGCGGCAAATAATCAGTTGCAGGTGTGTGGGATCCGACTGACTGTTAACAACCCATCGACGCCGACTCTGTCGCTGGCGAGTGCAACGGGTGTTTCGTCCGTTGTGCATTTGCAAGATTGTGTTGTCGAAAACGTGTCGTCCAACACGTCATCCGTCGGCGTGTTAATTGGTCCGGACGTGAGTGTTAAGGCAACTAATTTGCGATCCAATGCGTACGCAGTAGCCGGTAGCGGCGGCACGCATTTTGATATCAATGGTGGGTCGCTTTACGCGGACGGGCTGAACACTGAGTTCGGCACGTGCGTGGTGCTGATGCGCGGCACAAACGGCGCGCTTAAGCCGTACGCTGAGATTCGCAATTCGCTTTTGGCCTGCACCGGCGCAAACGTAATTAGCATCACAAGTACCACGGCGCTGTTCACCGCTGGCTTTACCGCGTTTTCCAACCTGGCTGCGACTGGAAACGGCATTAACATTGCCGGCGCTGGATCCGTGGTCGGTGTGTACCAATCCAGCTTTGCGATTCAGCCTGGCGCGACAAACTACGTTGTGACGGGTGTGGCTGGGACTTACTATTACTCCCTTGGAAATAATTACAGCAACGCGACGGGGATTTCCTACGAAACCAAAGTGGGAGCGTCTGTTGCGCAATTTCAATATTCCCGTTCTTATGATCCTGCGTCCGGAGATTTGACGGGGTCATTTCCGGCGCCGACGCTGGCGGCAATTACAACCGCCCAGAGCAACGTTGGCAGTGCAACGGTCGTTCCCAAATTGAGTATTGACGCCAAGGGGCGCGTTACAGCGCTGACCACAGTGCAAATCTCGGCGCTGACAACCGCGCAGTTGTCCGGGTTGTCCACTGCGATTCCCGCGGCGTTGACGACGGCTGGTGTAATTGGATCTTCACTGTTTGCGGCGAAAGCCGATCACGCGCACGCGCTGGCAACGCTGGGCGCGGCCGGCACGTTTGGAAGTTCGAGCGTTGTTCCCGTTCTTACTGTGGATGCGTTTGGACGCGTCGCATCTGTGACGACGGCGGGCATTATCGGCGGCGGCGGCGGGATTTCCGCGCTGTCCGGTGACGTGGTTGCGTCTGGGTCCGGATCCGTGACCGCGTCGGTACAGGCGCTGCGCGGGTATTCCATTGCAACCACGGCGCCTGTCGATTTGGCGCAGCTTACGTATTCCGCGTCGGAAAACAAATGGCTCACGGATCGCGGAACCTTTTTGGCCGAGGTGCTGCTGATTGCTGGCGGTGCTGGTGGCGGACGTTCCAATTCGGGAGGCGGTGGCGCTGGTGGCGTGTATTACGGCACGTTTGTTGTTTTGCCGGGAGCCAATTACACAATTTCAATCGGCGCTGGGGGCGCTGGATCAACCGTGAACGGCACGCAAGGGACTTCAGGTGGAAACTCACTGATTAGTTTTTCCGCTCCGGTTGCTACCGCAATTGGAGGCGGTGGCGGTGGTGCTGGCAATATCACTTCAGGGCCGGCAGCGGGCGTGTCTGGAGGATCCGGCGGCGGCGCTGGTTACGGTTCCGGCGGCGGAACTTACGCCGGTGGCGCGGGCACGTCGGGCCAAGGTAACGCAGGCGGCAGCGTCAATTCTACAAGCAGCGGCGGTCCTGGTGCTGGTGGTGGAGGAGCCGGTGCGGCTGGCGCGTCTGTAAGCGGATCAAGTAGCGTTGCTGGCAACGGCGGCGCAGGCACCAACACCTACTCGACGTGGGCAACTGCAACGAGCACTGGTGCGAGTGGGTATTATGGTGGCGGAGGCGGCGGCGGAGTAAACGCTGGCGGAACTGCAGGCACTGGTGGAGCTGGCGGAGGTGGTGCTGGTGGTTTGCAAGGCACACCTGCCGCAACTGCTGGCACTGCCAACACTGGCGGAGGTGGCGGCGGCGCTGGTGGATCATTCAGTGGAGCCAACGGCGGATCCGGGCTTGCAATCATCCGCTACACTGGAGCCGCTCGCTGCACAGGCGGAACAATTGTAACCACTGGCGGTTATACTTATCACACGTTTACAACTTCAGGAAATTTGATCGCTTAATATATGGCACACTATGCTAAGATTTTAAACGACAAGGTTTTGCAAGTTATCGTTGCAGAGCCTGAGTTTTTTCAAACGTTTGTTGACTCGTCCCCTGGCACGTGGCTGCAATGCAGTTACAATGCCCGCGGCGGAGTGCATTATGGACCGGACGGACAACCCGACGACGGGCTAGCGCTGCGCATGAATTATCCTGGCATCGGCTGGAATTACGATGCCGCGAGTGACGCGTTTTATGAGTCGCAACCGTTTCCAAGTTGGACACTTAAGCGGAACACGTTTTTGTGGGAGGCGCCGGTGCCGCGGCCGTCGCAAGGGAACTGGAACTGGAATGAAACTAGGCAACTTTGGGAGCAGCCGTGATGAACTGGCTGTCATCCATTTTGCCAACAATTGGGACGCTGCTTGGCGGACCGCTTGGCGGTCTGGCCGTGGATGCCGCTGGCAAAGCTTTGGGCATGAGCGACGCGACGCGGGAGACCGTAAGCAAAGCGCTAAAGTCCGGCAACCTGAGCGCGGAACAAATGGCAGCGCTCAAAGCGGCGGACGCGCAGCTGGCAACGCGGTTGAAAGAACTTGAGATTGACGCCGCAAAGGTTGCCGCGGCCGACCGCGACAGCGCGCGACGCATGGCTACCGAGCGCGGCGGCTGGGCGCCTGACGTGCTGGCGCTGGCGATTACGCTGGGGTTTTTTGGGGTGCTTGTGGGGTTGCTGACAGGGGCGCTAAAGCTTTGGGACAACAGCGGACTCACTTTGCTCATTGGCGCGCTGTCCACATCCTGGGGCGCTGTCGTCATGTTTTATTTCGGGGCGTCAAACACCGGTGGCGATGCGAAAAAATGATCACAAAACTCTCGCTGTGGTTGTCTGCAATGCTTCCCTGGCCGGAAACGGTTGCTGCGTTTTTGATCGGGTTGTCCGCAGGCATTGGCGGACGCGGCTGGTGGGATGCGCATCGGGCTGCTAAACTGCTTGAGAAAACGTTTTCGGAAGTGAAGAAATCTGCACCGCGCAAACGCGTTAAAAAATGACCACCGAACGACATCTGGACGACATTTCGATCGTAATGGTTGCCAACGTGGCGGGCTGGGTGCCGACGCTCCTGGACATGCGCGACGTGATCCAAGTGCTGGGGCTGCTGGCGGCGCTAATTTATACGACGTTGAAAATTATCGATTGGATCCGCGACAACTGGAGGCGCCGCAAATGAGGGGCAGACGCTGGGGCTGGGTGTGGGCCGCATGGGCGGCCGTGATTGGGATTATCCTTAAACCATTTATTCGCAAATGATTTCCGAGAAAGCGCGCGAGCTGATCCTCAGTTTCGAAAACGACCCGTCTGATTACCTCGGCCGTCCCGAGTGGCCGGGTAGCGACTCGGGTATCACAATCGGATTTGGGTGGGATCTGGGACACACGCCCTGGGAGGACACCGCGCGCGCTTGGGTGGACCTCGGCACGGACACGGTGGGGGCGTTAATCAACGTGTCCGGAATCAAAGGCAACGCCGCGCGCCTGGCACTCCTATCCGTGGCCAATCTGGTAATACCATATGCAACGGCGTTGCAAGTTTTTGAGCGCGCGACGCTTCCGACCTGGGAGGCACGCACGCTGCGGATTTATCCGGAGGCCGCGCAGTTGAACGGCGATTGCCTGGGCGCGCTCGTGTCGCTGGTGTTTAATCGTGGCAGCGCGCTTGCTGGCCAGCGACGAGCGGAAATGGCTGCAATTCAGAACGTTCTCAGAGAAGGCAAGGCAAATCTGGTGCCCGCATTGTTGCTGCAAATGCGCAGGCTGTGGCCTGACACGCCGGGCTTGCAGCGTCGGCGAACCGCTGAGGCTGAGCTATTTGCCGCGGGACTCCGCGGAGAGTAGCCCGGACACCGTCACACGACGGGCCGGGCGCCTTTTTCCAGCACGGGCGCACCCCGAAAAACACGCCGTGCTGAGCACAGTGTGCACGCGTGCGCCATCGTTGGCAACCTGTTGACGGCTGCGGAGCGGGTTGGCAAGGTGTGAGGATGGAAAACACAGTCACAGCGTATCTCGCAGCGATCGGGCGCCGCGGAGGCCAAGCTCGTAGCGAAAAAAAAACAATTGCAGCGCGACTAAACGCGCAGCGTCCTCGACGCAAACGCAAGCAAAGCAACGATTTACGCAAGGCGAAAAAAAATTGAAAAAAAGTATAGACAAGCGAACCGGCTTGGCTAAAATAAGCGCCATGACAACGACCCATACAACCCCAGGCACATATCCGGCACCTTATAAGGTTGGACGCAACGGGACAGGCTACCTGTCCAAACTCCGCAAATTAAAAAGCGGCGCCTGGAGCGTTGTGATCAGCGCCACCGGCAAGGCTGGCCAGCCTCTGTGGCAAGAGCGCCGCACGTTTACCCCAAGCCAAATCAAGGCGGCAATAAACGCCAACCAATAAGCGCCATTTTAACCCCAATCCAACCCCAACCCCAACAAAACCAACACCATGAACATCTTACACACACTAACAGTCGCAAATCACATCACCGGAGAGCAATCCACGCGTCACATCATCCGCTCCCGCAGACTCACCTATCGCGGAGCGGAGCGCATACTCCGCCGCGCGGGTATGTCTGCCAATTGCTCTGTAGTCCGTTTGGAGACAGCCATTTACGCATAATGAGATCCGACGCATGCCGCACGATTGCGGCGCAATTACTGCGGGCGACCGACGTGGGCGGCGCAGAGTTTTTTAACGCGTCGTCTATAAACGACGCTGTCCGTGCATGGGAAAAACGCCGCGGGCTCAAAACCGCAGAAAGCTGGTTTGAACAACACCGCAAAAAAGAGCGCAATCCGCCGCGCGACAAAACGCAGGAAACGGACGTGAAGCGTCGCCGCGGTGAGGAGCAGACCGCGCTCGTGCTGTCCAACCCGGAATCGTACACACGGGCATGCGTTGCTCGCCATCGGATCGCGCATGCACGCCGCATCGGCGGACTCGCTGCAGCACGCGCCGAACAACGCACACTCCGGGCTGAGTCAAACGCACGGGCGGAGGCCAAACGCCAGGAGCGTGTGCTGGCCGAGGCGGCAGCGCGCCTGGCAAATATTGACAGCCTAAACGCAATGTCCCGCGCCAGGACGCTGATCGAGGAGGCCAAGCGCACCGGAGGGCCAGCTGCGGAGGCGGCAATGCGCGCGCAAATCCGTGACGAGCGTCGCGCGCGAAAAGCAGCGGAACAACGCGAGCGCCGGGCGCGTGAAAAAAAAGTTAAAGCCGGCAAGTGAAGTGACCGAATTGGAATTTATGACGACACACCTACAACGCGCGCTCCTTTTTTGGGCGCTCACATGCGCGGACACTCTCCTACTCAAATTCTGGGACGTGGATCCCGTTTCCAAGTTGGCGCTAGCAGGGCTGACGGCGCTGTCTGCGGTTCTTTTTCTTCGCGACGCAGTAAAAATCTAAACTCATGCAATTAGTAACAATCCAAGACATTAACACGATGGCACAGGCCGTCAGCAAATCGGGCTTTTTTGGCCTCAAAACGCCCGAGCAGGCCGCGGCTCTTATGCTGGTTGCGCAGGCCGACGGCCTACACCCTGCCAAAGCCGCGACGCATTACCACATCATAGGCGGCAGGCCTGCCCTTTCAGCCGATGCAATGCTGGCGCGGTTTCAGTCAGCCGGAGGCCGTGTGGAGTGGGGCGCGTACGGGGACGATGCGGTGGAGGGCACGTTTACGCACTCCCAGGGCGGGAGCGTGAAAATCCGATGGGATTTGGCGCGGGCGAAAAAAGCTGGCGTTGGTAATCTTGATAAATTTCCGGCGGCGATGATGCGCGCCAGGTGCATCTCGGAAGGTGTGCGCACCGTGTTTCCCGGCGTTATTTGCGGCATGTATACTCCGGAGGAAATGGAGAGCGTACGGCCGCAGCCGGTGGCGGACGTGGTGGACATTGGTCCGCTACTGGACGGCATCCGCGGCGCGGAGAATCTGGGTGACTTGGTGGAGGCGTTCAAGGCGGCGAATTCTGCGCATCCGGAAAACGAGGGCGTGTTTCGTGAAGCGGCGAAAGCTCGCAAAGCTGAACTGGAAGGAGCCGTCAAATGAAGTACAACAACACGCAATTTAAACGGCTGGAGCCCGGGGAACACCTGGCGCAGATCGCGCAGATTTCCACTGGGATGTCGATGCGCGGAGACGAAACGCTGGAGGTGGGCCTGACAATCGATGGCGCGAAAATTAACGACACGTTGTACAATTCTGAGCGCGCAGGCTGGCGCATCGGCCAGTTTCGCGCCGCGTTTGGCCACGCGGATCCCGAGGGGGACGTTGAGTTTGATCCCGAGTCGATGCTGGGGCAACTCGGGCGCGTCCGCCTTGATTTTGGCGAGCCGAGGACGTCGGGGAAGCACATTGGCAAGCGGTTTTTGGAGGTCAAAGAATATCTCTCGCAACGCGCGCAATCACCGGACGACGGGGATGAAATCATTTTTTAATGAAACACGTCACTGAAATTCCGGAGGGCTGCGACGCCGCGCTGGTGGTCGCAACCAGGCCGACGGACGACACTAACACCGTGCAGATCCTAAAATGGCAACCGCTTGGAGAGCCTAACGCTGCGGCGCAGCTGGCGCTGTTGTTTGGTGGGGTGATGTCAGTCCTGGACGAACTGGAAGATGGTGGGCGTTTTGAAGCGGTGGATCGCATTGAAAACATGATTGCAACGCATTCGGTGCAGCAGTTGGTGGATATATTTAGAGCATGAAAAAAATCATAGACTGGGCAGAAGCGCGTCAGATTTTCACGCACGGCACTACATCAGGGCAGATGTTAAAACTGGTGTCCGAGGTTGGCGAGTTTGCCGACGCGATTTACAACCCGGACGAGGAAGCGCTGATCGACGCCATTGGTGATGTTACCGTGTGTTGCATTATCCTGGCGAAAATGCACGGGTTGGAAATTGATTGGCGATGGGTCGCATTGCAGGAGGAAACGAGCAATTTGCGCACAGCGGTGATCCTACTGTGCCGGGAGGTTGGCTGGTTGGCTGACGTGGTTGCCAAAAGCGACAAGGTCCAGGTGGAGCATTTTTTATTCGTGATCCTGCGGATTATGGCCGGCGCCGCCCAATTCCGCGGCACCACGATTGAGGCGTGTTTGGATGCCGCCTATGAGGTGATCAAAGACCGGCGCGGTGCGATGGGGCCGAACGGAACTTGGCTTAAAGAATGAACCTCCGCCCGTACCAGTCTCAGGCCATTGCCGGCGTGCGCGACGCGTTCCGCCAGGGACACAAGCGTGTGCTGTTAGTCGCTCCGACTGGTGCGGGCAAGACGGTGATGTTTTCGCATTTGACGCAAACGCTGGCGGCCGCGGGCAACCGCGTGCTGTTGCTTGCGCATCGCGATTTTTTGTTGGACCAGATTGCCAGCACGTTGCGCGCATGTGGCGTGGAGTGTGGATTCATTGCGGCCAGACGGCCGCTTGCGCTTGAGCACCGTGTGCAGGTCGCCAGCGTTCAGACATTGCGCAACCGCCTGGACATCTGGCGGCCGGACTGGATCATTTGTGACGAGGCACACCACGCGACGGCAGGCAGCTGGGCAATGGTGTTGGGCGCTTACCATGCCGCGCGGGTGATTGGCGTCACAGCAACGCCGCAGCGCTTAGACGGCAATGGATTGGGCGACGTGTTTCAAGCGATGGTCCGCGGACCGGAAGTGGCTGCGCTTATGGACGGCGGGTTCCTGGCGCGTGCGGTGTATTTTTGCCCGCACACGGTGGACACAACCGGACTGCGCATGCGGATGGGTGAGTTCCGGCCGGGGGACGTCGATGCGGCATGCAACACGGCGCGCGTGACGGGTGAAGCTGTGACGCATTACCGGCGACGCTGCGACGGCGCGCCTGCAGTAGCGTTTTGCGCGTCAATTAAGCACTCGGAGCACGTGGCGGAGACGTTCCGCGCCGCGGGGTACAGGTGGACGTCGCTGGATTCGTCAATGTCTGACGGCGCGCGGCGTGCAGCGGTGGATGGACTGCGCACGGGCAGCCTTCACGGTATTTCGAGTTGCGACATAATTTCGGAGGGGTTTGATTTGCCGCACGTTACCGCGGCAATTCTACTGCGGCCGACGGCGTCGCTGGGTTTGTATTTGCAGCAGGTGGGGCGCGTGCTGCGGCCGGCGCAGGGTAAAGAGCGCGCGGTGATCATTGACCACGTCGGCAACGTGGGCACCATGCGGGACGGCGAGTGGATTGAGCGCCACGGTTTTGCGGAGGACATCCGCGAGTGGAGTTTGGACGGCAAAACAAAAAAGCCGAAAGTGGAAGCGGTCCGTTTGTGTCAGTCCTGTTTTGCCGCAATGCGCGGTCGGACGTGTCCGCAATGCGGCACCGAAGTGGAGATCAACGAGCGGCCGTTGCCAGGCGTGGCGGACTCGGGCGAATTGGAGGCGGTGGATCCAGTGGCTGTCCGCGCAATGCACCGGGATGAGGAGCGTGGCGCGCAAACGCTGGAGGATTTCAAGCGAATTGCCCGCGCGCGCGGGTATAAAGCGGGTTGGGCGCATTATCGTTTCGAGGCGCGCATGGCGCGGAGGACATATAAATTTTCCAAAACATAAATGACCGACCAACAAATTAACGCGGCGATTGCGGAGGCGTGTGGGTGGAAGGAGATTAGAGACAATGTGGTTGGCAAGGCGCCGGGCGAAACAGCCAACAGGGTATTTTTTTTGCCAAACTACTCAACGAGCCTTAACATGATGCACGAGGCCGAAAAGGTTATCTTGCCAAAATTCAGCAATTTTTACGCAAACAAATTAGCATTGATAACCGGCGCGGATTGCTCAGATGAGCCAGTTTTCTTTTGCGCAACAGCCCGCCAACGCGCAGAAGCGTTTTTGAGGACGCTGGGCAAATGGGAGGATGAGGAATGACCGAGAAACAAATCCGAGACGCGCTGTTTGATTTGCGACCGATCATTTGCGTGACGACACGAAAAAGATAAATCAGGAAAAAAAATGAGTGAAATTGGATACTTTTTAGCTGGCGCAGTTTTTGGACTCGTTGCCGGATGGTATGTGTGTGCCTACATTATGGGCACAATCATAAAAAAAGAAGGACCGGAAAAGATTTTGGAAATCTTTAAGAAAAAATGAACGTCCGACTTATTGCCACATCTCAGCCGCGACTGAGCAACATCCCGGACGCGCAGGCGCTGATTGTCTACGCCGCCCGCGTGAGCAACCCGAGTAACCAGGACAACCACGAAACTGGCGAGCGTCTGTTGCAGTACTGCATACGGCATGGGCACTGGTCCGTGTTTGAGACGGCGTCTATGACGGTGGAGGTCGTCACTAGCCGCGCCATAGCAGCGCAGCTTTTGCGGCACCGGAGCTTCACTTTTCAGGAGTTTTCGCAACGGTACGCTGAGGCCAGTGATTTTGAGCCGGTGCAGCTTCGCCGACAAGCTGGGACTAATCGACAATCTTCAAGTGATGATTTTGGAAGCGAAAAACTTACGAACGAGGTGCGCGAGCACATTAACGACGCCATCGACAATTATGAGTACCTATTGGAAAAAGGCGTCGCCCGCGAATGCGCCAGAATGATCCTGCCACTCTGCACTCAGACGACGCTTTACATGACTGGAAGCGTCCGCTCATGGATCCATTATCTGCAGCAACGCCTGAGCGAGCACACTCAGTTAGAGCATCGCCAGGTTGCGCAGGAGGTGCAGCGCATTTTTGCTGGCGAGTTTCCAACTATTGCCAAACTTTTATGACCGAGAAACAAATCCGAGACGCGCTTTTTGATTTGCGCTTACTCTGGGCCAACCGCAAGTTCTGGGCGCGGTATTTGCCGGCGATTGAAGCCGCGGAAATCCGCGAAACGCTGAAGGCGGCAATCAACGCCATGGAAACGTTGCTCGATACGAAATGACCGAGGCGCAAATCCAAGCCGCTGTCTGGAGGCAGATTAACGCAACTCCGCACGCACGGGTGTTTCGGAACCACTGTGGACGCGTGCAGGATGCTGCGGGCCGGTGGCACTCGTTTGGGCTGCAACCAGGCAGCGCTGACCTGATCGGGTGGCGCTCGCTTGTAATTACCCAGGACATGGTCGGGCAGACAGTGGCGCAGTTTCTTAGCGTGGAGGTTAAATCCGCAAGCGGACGACTGCGACCGGATCAGGACCGGTGGTTGCAGGCTGTCGCCGCTGCAGGCGGATGCGCGCGGGTGGTTTGGGGCGCGGATCAAACAATTTTATGACACACACGATACAAAACGGGGTCGGGCGGATTATCTGCGCCGACGGGTACAAATTTACAATTTTTGCTGACGCGTTTGCCGCGTGCACGCCGGTGAGCAACACGGGGCCCTGGACGCATTTTGAGGTGCGACCGTTTGGCATGTTGGATCTGAGCAAACGGTTTGATCCGTGGAAGGTTGGATTGCGCTACGAAGGCACGCGCTGGTGTTACGTCCCGGCGGAAGTGATCGAGGCCGAGATTGAAGCGCACGGGGGGCTGAAATGACCATTGATTTCAAATCTCTCAACGCCGCGCTGCTTGGCAATTTGCTGCATCACCTTTGCCAGTGGTTACCCAACGGGCGCCGCGTCGGGAACGAGTATTGCGTTGGTTCGATTAACGGCGAGCCGGGGCAGTCGCTGAAAATCAACTTGCAGAAAGGCGTTTGGAAGGACTTCAGCGGCGACGTCGGCGGGTCGGATCCGGTTAGTTTGTATGCAGCCATCCACCGTCTCACGATGAGCGAAGCGGCAAAGCGTCTTACGCTTGGCCTGCCTGCGGCGCCTGTGGTTGTGGACGCGCGACAGGAGGAGCCGGAGTTTTACCCGGTGTTAGATCCGGATGAAGACATGCCTGACCCGAAGCTTGGCAACTACCAAGCCGCGTACTATTACCGAAACGCAATTGGAAACGTGCTGGGCATCATCGTGCGCCGCATGGACGGTGGGAAAAAACTTATCACTCCACGAACTCCCTGGTACGATGCGCAGGGGCGCATTGTCTGGCGGTGGGCTGGGTTTGCACAGCCGCGTCCGCTGTACGGCTTGGATCTGTTGGCGTCGCATCCGCGGACGCTCGTGGTGGTCGTGGAAGGCGAGAAATGCGCGGATGCGCTTAACGCGCTGGGGCTGGATCTGATTGCCATCACCTGGAGTGGAGGCGCGCAGGCTGTGGACAAAACCAACTGGGAACCGCTGAGCGAGCGCGAGGTGGTGCTGTGGCCAGACGCGGACGACCCAGGCCGCAATGCCATGAAACGCGTCGCCGGGTTGCTCGAGGCGCAGGGATGCCGGGTGCGCAGCGTGGAGCCGCCATCCGGTGCGCCGGATGGCTGGGACGTGGCCGACGCGATTGCCGCGGGTGACGACGTGGAGGCGTTTATCCGCGGCGCTGGCCGAGTGCCGCAGCTGGTCGCGCGTGAGGCCGTGGTGGAGGTGGTCGGCAACGCACAACGGGTGACGTTGCGGGAGGAGTACGCCGAACCGGAGAAGCGCGACCTGGAGATGTTTGGCTTCAAACGCGGGCAGGGCGGACGCTACGTTGTCAGTTTGCACGGGATCTGCGGGACGCTCGAGGGGCATCAACGCTGGGCGGGCAGGATCTGGTTTGACACGTTTTTGGATGACGTGTTTTCGGATGGGTTTGGCACCGTAGAGCGCTGGACCGACCAGCACACGGCGCTTCTAACGCGGTGGTTTCAGGCTGTTTTGGAGTTGCCAGGGACGACCACTGCGGCTGTGCATGAGGCAGTGCAACTCGTGGCGCGCAGCAACGCGCGGGATTGTGTGCGGGATTGGCTCGAGTCCCTGCAGTGGGATGGCGTGGAGCGTCTCAATGCATTGATGCCCGTCGCGTTTGGCGCGCCGGCGGACGATTATCACGCCGCGGTTGGCCGCTGTTGGCTGATATCCATCGCAGCGCGCGGGATGGCGCCGGGGTGCAAGGTCGACACGATGCCGGTGTTTGAAGGCGGGCAGGGCATCGGCAAATCAACCGCGCTACGCATTCTGGGCGGAGAGTGGTTTGGCGAAATGCATGAAGAGATTGGAAGCAAGGATTTCGTCCTGGCAATGCGCGGGAAAATGTTGGTGGAGATTGCCGAGCTGCACGCGTTTCGGCGCGCGGACGTTGACAGGTTGAAGGGCATCATGAGCACTCAAGTCGACGAAATCCGGCGACCATACGGGCGGACTCCGGAACGGATGCCGCGTCGGTGTGTGTTTGCCGGCACAACTAACCGAGATGACTGGCAGAGCGATGAGACAGGCGCGCGCCGATTCTGGCCGGTACGGTGCGGGCGCATTGACCTACAGTGGCTGACTGATTGCCGCACGCAGTTGTTTGCCGAGGCTGTGGATCTGTGGCGCCGCGGGTTCCGGCACTGGGACATCCCGGAGGGCGCTCACGCGGCGCACGTGATGGCAAGGCGACCGTGCGATCCGTGGGAGGAGATTTTGGACGGCGCGTTGGTCAGCCATCGCAGGTATACCACACGGGAAATCTTGGGCCAGGTATTGCAGATCGACGCCGCTGACCAGTCACAGCAGCATGCGCGACGGCTTGCGGCGGTAATGCGCGCGATCGGTTGGGACATGCGGACGACGAGGAGCGCTGAGGATGGAGTGACCAAGCGCTGGGTGTGTCTTGATGTGTCATGAGTGTGTCCTGATTGTGTCACCGTCGTAAGTGCCTTGTGTGTCGCGTTTTGCTATAGTGTAACCTGTGTAACCTCATATTTTATAAAATAATATATAGAGTATATATAGGGGGTAGGAGCACAGGTGTTACGGGTTTTGTTCAGTTTTTCTCAGGTTACTCAGGTTACAGCCATTAAACCATTTAGATCAAATGAGTTACGAAAACCCTAGCAAAGTTACAGCCAAAGTTACACAGGACACAACTGGGCCATTGGCGTTGGATGCGGCAATTCTTGCCGCCCAACGGGAGGTGATTTGGTGCAGGGATCGTTTGCGTTTGGCCATTGACAAACTAAATGCACTCCAGGCTCAACTGTTGCAGCGTCCGTGCTGGACGCTCCCGGAGGTTTTATGATCCAACCCATTTCCGCATCCGCGCTCGTGGAGCGCTTCACTCAACTTCAACCCGTTGCAGGATTGGCCGCGCTGTCGCACAAAAAGGGGCCCAGCAGCGGTCCTGAGGGCGTTCTGGGGTCGGCCATGCCGCCGAGTACTATTATCGGCAAAATTTACGGACCTGATGGCAAACTTCAAGCGCTTGAGGGACCGGGCGCAAATTTCATCGCGCATGTCTGACCGAGACGAACTGGAAGCGCTCGGGCTTACCGAGGATCAGGTGGATGCGGTAATTGATTGGCACCGCTCCGAGGCGGCGATGGCCGTTGCGCGCTTGATGGACTACCTGTTGCGTGGACATCGCGACGGACTGCGTACTCGCTTGCTAGGGGTTGCGTTTGCGTTTGGGTTGCAGGGGCTCCACGGGCACGCCAACCAGGCAGCGGCCGGACATGCTGAGGGGATCACTCAGCAGGCGATCCATGACGCAGCCAGACACGCAAAGAGGGCGTTGAGTGGGGGCGCCCCCCGGTAAGGAGTCTTCTACGGGGGTTTTGGTCGTCAGTTTTTGCCGTCAG